CCCTCAACACAAAGTGTTCTTAAAAACGATTCTACACCCATCAATTCATCTTTAGCAATTAACGCGCTAACGGTCTTGTAAGCAATCCTATCCATTTCACGCAAGTGAACTGTAATAGGTGCGCCTTGTCTGTTCAATACCGTTAATGTGTATATTTCAACACCAGCATACTTTGATTTTAATTCTTCAATATTATTCATTTGTTTTTTGATTTGGTTTCGACAAATTTACTAAACAAATTCGATATGTGAAACAATTAAATCTAATTCCATCGGTATTGATGTATCGCCAGTTGCTGAAGCTATCATGTTTTTCATAAATCTGCAATTGCGAATCTTATGCACAACAGGAATCAAATTAGCATCTGTAAATGTTACAACTATGTCAAACTCTGGTATGTCTTGAATGCGACCATTTGGTGCAGCCGATACAATATTCATAACCTCATTCATTAATATTGTAACCTTTGCCGATGGTGTGATTTGACCGTAGCCACGTGCAACAGGATAACGACCTGTTGCATAGATGTTTTCGGTTGCATCCTCCTCGCCATATTCGATTGCGGTTACCCCTATGATTGGTGTTCCAAGTATGATGCAAGTAATATCTGCGAACTCATACGCTTTGCCGTTAATTAACGGTAGTCCATTTGCTGCCATGTTTTATACTGATTTTACGAAGCCTACGTTTATTTTAATGATACGTGCAACACCTAAAGGAACATTTTGCAATGTCAATTCTAATGTGCTTGTCGCTAAAACATCTTGGGCTGGATTAATAATAACTTTATGTGCTGATAATTCGCCATCGGCTTCCATTTGAACTAATGGATTGTTTGCTAATGTTTCAAAATAACCTATTGTGCCTGCGGTTAGTGTGCCATCTGCATTCACTCTCAATGGTGAACTTAATGCAGGTAACATATTGGCTCTAACAACACGTGTGATTTTTTGGTAAACACGATTGTTTTCGATTGTTGAATAATCGCTTGTAGGTGTAACAGTTGTTTTGCTATCACTCCAATAGCTACCAGTGATTCCTGTTAACTTGCGTAAGAAAATATAAGAGTAGTTATTCAAGCTCTCAAATTGACTATCAGCAAGCGCAGTATATAATTGACCGTTGCTGAATGCGATAGTGTCTAATTCGCTTCCTAATGCCATATTAAACTTGCTTACCCATCCTATTGATTCGCTTACAACTGCTAAAGATACCGCGCCTAACATTGCACCAATAGCACCAACTGATTTGCCAGTTGCTTTGTAGATGTAATATCCAGCATTTGCGCCATCCTGTGCAATACATACGCTTACATTTGGAGCAGTTTGTGTTGATAGGTCAACTAATGATGCCACACTTGCAGTTGCGCTGATTTCAGCGTTTAACATTATTTGCATTGGCTTGTAAACCGCTTCGTTAGCAGTTGCAATAGCTTGCAATGCTGCACATTGTGCCGCTGCGAAAACTACGTTCTTTTCAAACACTGCCATTTGCTTAATAGCACCACTTGCATAATTCTGCATTAATGTTAACGCTGCAAATGTGTATGTGCTTGCTTCTTCTTCGTATAAACCAACATACAATTCGCCTTTAGCTTGTATTCTAAAATACTCGCTAATGTGGTAATGTAATGTGTCAATCCATGATGCAACACCTAACACTGTTGAACCGCTACCTGTTGGTTGTGTCCATACAGTTGTAACACCACCACCTGTTACTGTTGATGCGTAAGGAGTGCCAGTGTTTGGGAAAATACCCTCACCGCTTTTAGTTGTCACAAGTAAATTAGCACTTGGTGAACCAGAAACAACATTTGTTGCACTAAAGCCATGTGTTTGTGTTCCCGCGTTTATAGCCGCTGCAATACCTGTTGCTGCGGTTGTTGCACTTACAGCATCGGCACTTGTTAATGTATAAGTTGCTAATACAGTTTCAACACCTAAGATGCCAGTGTAAGTAATTGCAACGGTATTACCTGCGGCAGGTGTCCCACCGATAACCGCCTTTGCTACCGCTGCCGTTTCGCCTAAATGTGTATTAGTAATTCCTAAATTTTCAGCATCTGCAACTGAAAATATTTTTTTGATTCTGTCGCTTGAAGTAAAGCCAGTTGGTAATGTGCCACCACTTGGATAGTAATGTGCATAACCCGAAATGTAATCTGTGCCGGGTAATGCTCTACCTAAACCGCTTGTACTTTTGACAAAGTTTATATTTGGTAATGCCATTTATTTTTTAGTATTAAAAAAGGCCTACCTACATTATAGCGGGTAGGCCTCTTTAGTTTATAATTTATTTAATATTAAGATACCCAAGTTTGAACCAAAGCAGCAACACCTTTCATATCAGCTCTTAAAATCGCAGAACCTAACATTACTTCCATGTTGAAGATTGAACCTAAATATTCTGGCTTACCGTTACCGTTTGAACCACTATCATACAAAGGTGTCATGCTACCTAATGCACGTGCAACAGTTGTAGAATGGAATGCGATGCAAGCAAGGTTGTCAGTTGTTGCAGTAGCAGCACCGAAAGCTTTAGGAACGGTTGTTGAATTTGCATAAACTGATACCACTGGGCGCATCATGATTTCAAAACCATAAAGCATAGCAACGATTCCGTTTTGCAACACGTTTGGTTGATTTTGGAAACCATTGTAAGATGCTCTGATTACATCACTGATTTGGAATAATTCCCAAAACATATCTGTTGACATTAACAACTTACGATTTTGTCTTGGCACATTGTCTTTGTCTAATTTGTTCGCTAATGCAGCGATGTCAGCAAGTGTAACTGCTTTACGTGTTCCTGTTGCACCTGGTGCTAATGATGTAGCAACTGCTGAACCTGTTGTTCCAATGATGTTTGCTGCACCTGTTGCAGACCAAGAAATAGCAACTTCATCACCTATACGTTGTGTAAGTGTGCTGATTTGTTGACCTAAAACTGATTGACGCTTGTCATAACTGATTTGCAATTCATCCAAGTTAGTAATCAATACAGGCTCTAAAGCGAATTGATTTAATGAATAAGTTCTATCAGTATCTGTTCTTTCATTGATTGAAAGAGGAAAAGTTGCAGGATTCTTAACCACCGTTGGGTTTGAACCTGATTGTGGAACGTGTACTGTTCCGAAAGCGATATACGCGCTGTGGTCTACTGAGTAAGGTAAAAAGTCAGCATTTCTATTTAATGCTTCTTGTACATCTGATACCCAAATTTCTTTTATTAATGCCATTTTGTTTTTGTGTTTTTACGTGAATAATTAATCTATTTGAATTTTTGCGCCACATGGTAAAAATACAGTTCCATCATAGAAAAATGATTGACACCATGTTTTACCTGCTGCTCCTGTAACTGTTGGAGCATCAATACCAGTTCCGAAAGTAAATGTTTCTGAACCGTTTGTTTTTACTTTAATATGTAATGCTGCACCTGCTTTTAATTCGCTTGAAAGCGTTAAGTCAAGTGTTGCGTTACCAGTTAAGGTAGTTAACGATGTAACAACGGTTTCGTTGTTGCTAATTGTTGCGGCAGTTGTGCCTGTGGCAGCAATCGTTAACGTGCCTGCTGCGCTGAATGGGTTGTTGATTGTTGCCATTATTTTTTATTTGTTTTTATTGGTTTGATTTCTTCTTCTGTTTGTCTTACTTTAACTACGTATGCATTATTGGTTGACTGCGCATAACTTGCTGCCTCACTATGTTTGATGAAGCAGTTGCCATCCTCAAAACAATATAGCATATTAACCGTTGGGTTTGCGTTCCAAATTGCTTCCATAATTAGAATTTTTTATCCGTTGCAGGGTTGTAGTTTGGTGACAAGTTAGCAGGCAAGTTGTTAATTAATGCCTCAAATGATGCTGCATCGTTAACTCTCATTTCTGCTAAACCTTTTGGGTCATTCTTCGACCAATCGTTGAAAGTCCAAGACTCACGACCTGCAACTGCTGCTGGTGCGTTTGCTTTGTTTTCAAAGATAGGTGTGTATGCGGGTGTAAGTTTGCTAAACACATCTTTCAATTCATCGTTAGACTTGTTAGATGTTAAGTAAATTTCTTTACTTGCATCAGCAATTTTACCCTCTTTTATTGCGTTTTCAATAAGTTCAACTTTCGCTGCTTGTACGGCTTCGTTGTTAGCATCTTTCAAAGCTTGTAATTCGTTGCTCTGTGCTTCGATGCTTGCTTCTAATTCAGCAATCTTTGCATCTTTAGCGTTAACCGCTTCAACGATAGCTTCTTCACTTGCCTCGTTAGATAACTTTAATAAATCAGTTAATTTATTCATTTTGGTTTCTGTTTTAATTATTACTTTATTGTAGATAGCGTGTAACTCTCGCACAGTTGCGTTCATTGCAGGCTTCATTTTCTTTGTTTCTATAATTTCATCAACTATGCCTAAATTCATACACTCATCGGCAGTCATCCACGTTTCTTTTGCCATCAAATCTTTGCACTTATCTAATGTTAGATTTGTATTGCGTTCAAATATCTTTGCTAAACTATTTGTAATTAAATTTAACACTTCTTCATCACTACCACCGTTTGCGTTGTGCATCATAAATGTGCCATAATCGGCCATGTATTTCTTTTGGCCACAAATAGCAATAACACCAGCCATTGAATAAGCCATGCCATCAATATAAGTGTTTACAGGTATCTTTGAATTAAGTATTGCACTAACAATTGAAAGCCCATCAGCAACACTTCCACCAATCGAATTGATACGTATATTGATGCACTTAACTTGGTCCGAATAGCTATCGTTAAGCATTTGAATATCCTCCGCGATAAATGCACCGTTAATGCCATTATCCATACCATCAATATTGCCAATATGCTTATAGATAAGCATTGTTGCAACCTCGTTAGATATGTTCGTAATTTTCATTGTACAAAAATCGTTACATATTTGCAGTTGAATCGAAATAAGTTACTAATTTTGTGGTGTTTAGTAACTAATATTTAAAAATGGCAAATCCCAAAAACGATATAGCAGAGAAGAAACAAGCCGCAAAAGCTCGCGTAACTGCTCACTTAACAGGCGAATTAAAAAAGAAATTCTTTGATGAAGTCGAAAGGACTGGCACCAAAGAATCTTATTTGCTCAAAGAAATATTATCGGAGCATTATGGCAAGAATAGGTTTTAAACTACGCTTATAGCAGATAACATTACTTGACCTCTTACTGCTAATGTTCCACCTGTATTTATAGGCCAATTTATTAACGGTTGTGGGTACAAATACATTACATTATCGTTTGCTTGTATTAAAATTCGCATTGCTCCAGTGCTTCCTGTTGTTGTATAAGTTCCAACACCATCATAATCTTCATAAGATTTGTTTATCATTTGTATTGCTAAATATGGTGTTGATGCTGAATTTGAAGCGTTTTTAATATTGAAATTTATCATCATCATAGCGCCCATTAACACCGTATATTTTACATCCCAATCTGCACTACTTGCAATTGTAAATGTTCCAGCAGCAGCAGTTAAATAACTAGCACTATAAGGAAAAGCAACTTTTCTTCCAAGTCTTAAATTTTCAATAAAACTATAAGTAACAGAACCGCTTCCACTTGGGCCACTTGACCAAACTACTTTTCTAACTTCGTGAACATTATTTGATGTTCCATCTGAAAACAATGATGGGTCATAATTAGCAGCAGTTACGTATGTAGTTGTAATTGTGCCAACAATAACATCTGTGCCTGTTAATATTCCACTTGCAGCATCAGTTAGAAATATTTCTCCATTAATATAAATTGCACCAGCACTAACTGTCCAATTTGAACCGCTATATCCTACATTTGCTCCAACTAAAATAGTACCAAATCCAATTATTGGAACTGCAGCCTGCATTGCTGTTAATGTTAATTGTGTTGTTTCTTGATGTGCCGCTTGTAAATGTGCTAATGTGCCACTTTTGAATGGCATTGCACTTGTACTTGAAATGTCTGTAAATTTTACTTTTTTCATTTTAATATGTTATTACATCGTAAGTTATGCCTGCATAGTTATACAGGTCGGCTATTTGCCTAATTATATTTTCATTGTTTGCACTAATATTCGGTGCAATATCTGTTGCAGGTGGTATTGTTAACGCATTAGCCACACCAATAGGTACATTAATAGTAAATTCATCACCTGTGTTTGCAATGTTTATAGCTTGTATAAATGTTTGTGCTTCGCCATTGCCATAAACTATTAATGAACTATTTACTTCGGTAAATCCAACGTAAAGCACTACATCACTTGGACTGCCCGGCCCAATATAAATATCACTGTCACCCGGCACATTTACAAACGCAGTTCCAAACCACTCATTTAATGCCCATTCAAATAAGATGTGTTGTGCATTGTATTTACAACGCGGTTCAATGCCCACAAAATTGTCTTGAATCTTAAACCAATAGTTTGTGTTTGTTGGCAAATTACCAGTGCTTGCAACCCAACATTGATACACTGCTTTGTCTGTGTATTTTACTTGGTTACCTACTGCATATGCAGTTGCACCGCTATACAATGCTGCTGCATTCCCATCTTTAAACGTGCCAAACATTGTGTTGTATAGCACTTGCAATGGTTTTACAAGTGTTTTAGTCCAAGCTTTGTAAATCGGCAGCCGCTTCTTTGGTGGTAAGAAGTTGACTGCAAATGTATCTGTGTTTATGATGCTACTCATTATTGTACAATATAAGATAGTGTATCTGCAAAGGTATGTGTTGCAGTTGTTTCTTGTGCTACATAACCCGAAATAGTTTGATATTGCACACTATCAACACCCAATAAAAGATTATACAATGTTACGCCTGTGCCATAAGCAACCGTATGTTTTCTTACTAATATACGTGCTAATGATACCGAAATAACACCCTCTGCCGCTTGCATGGCATCAACAACTGCCTGTGTGCTTATAACACCATTAAATGGCAAGGTAGCCATATAATTGTTTAATGCTGCTACTACATTTGTGCTTATTACTGCTGAATATTGACCATTATAGTAAATAGTTGCTGCCACTTCCATCTTATCGCTATTCTCATTGATTAAAGTAAATGCAATGCCCGCAGGATTAAATGTTTCGATGTAACTTTGAAGCTCGGCTAATTCACCAACTGAAACTGGCACAGGTGGGTCTGATTTAGCAACCTTAATTAACACCGTTCTATTTGGCGCGGTTATTACTGCACACCTTGTCAATATTTGATTAGCAGTGTTAATGGTTGGGTATTCAATAGTAAATGTTGTTGTGTTCAATTGAGCAACATCGCCTTTTTGATACTTTAAAACTTTGTTGCGTGTCCATTGCGGTGTGCTTGGTGCTGCTGTGCTTGCAATGGCTTCTAAATCTGCTTTAAATATGTCTTGCAACTGCTCAAATATAGCTATGCAAGAAGCTACGATAAAATAATATAGATTCCATTTGGCAGTTTGACTTGTTGAGGTCAATGCCGATAATGTTGGGTCTGCATTCTTTGCATCCAACATACTTTGTTTGATTTGGGCTACTGTTCTGGCCATTATACTATTGATGTTATAAGTCCTTTAACTACGGTAACTGTTTTGCCGTTAGCAGTAGTAAACGATCCTGTTGCACCTGTTGCAGTTGTATAACCAACGATAGCATCAACAGTTGTTATTGATGTAACTGCATTTTGATTTACTATTACTTTTTCAGTACCTGTAATTGCGCCTGCTGCTGGTAACTCGGAAATTTTTTGCTCTGCCATTTTATTGTTGTATTATAAGTGTATAACCTGTTTCTGTTAATAATTCGTAACTTAATTCACTTGTTAACGCTATTGATTCAGGAATAAATCCAGTGCGAATAATTGCGTTATCTAATTGTGGACTGTTGTTTGTAACCAATGTTGTAACTAACACCTCTGTTGTTGGGCCATCCATTGCAGAATAGTCAAAGCCTTGCATTGTGTAAGTAATGATAAATTCTTGAATATTCGTATGGTCTGCCGATTGAATTTCACTTCTGCGCAGGAATCTACTGTTATAAGGTGTTGACCAACCATGTATTAAAGCATTTAAGTCTTGTTTTAGTTGCAATACATCGGTGTCTTCTGTCTTATAACTTTCGAATCCTAAATGCAAAGCTATTGACATTGTGCCTTGTTGTTGCCCTTGTAAGTTTTCAATGTAGTCGGCAGATGGAAACTCAATAAAACAACAAGGATAGTTAAATGGAATGTTAATATCCTCACGCTCAAATTGGTTGTTCCATAGTGCAACATACTTCAATGATTGAAGTGTGCTGATACGTGCCTTTAATTGATTATATATTGCTAATTGCATTATGTAAATACTTTATCTAATCGTTTAACAATAACTGCTTTTACTTTCTCATTTAAGTTGTAAGAATCGCCCATAAATTGACGCTTGGGCATATTTTTTAAACCATTGTTATGTCGCGCAGCATAAACCAAATCAGTGCTAATTTTAATAGTTAACGCGGCTCTGTTTGCAGGATTACGTATAATTGACCGCCTTAAATCTCCAGTCTTAACTAATATTGCGCGTGTTGTGTCATCAACTACCTTACCGCTTCGTGTTGTGTACGATGTGCGCTTTCTCGGTTTCCATTTCTGCACATTCTTGTCATCAAAACCCTGCTTCCTAAATGAATCAACAAAGAATACTTTAGCAGTATTACCAACATCTACAATAGCCGCTTCCATCGCTTTACGCGCTTTCTTTTCTGTCTGTTTTAAATCGAATTTATTGCTTTTTGCCATTATGTCGGTATAGGTAAATTCCAATTCTTTTTAGCCATTTCTTTGTCACCCTTTGCAACATCAAAGTAAGGGTGCTTATCTTTGCCCTTTTCCTTAAACACATAGCCATCAATACCCGCGTTCATCCTAAACAATGGCGGCACATCATTAGGCGGTGTAAACTTGCTCAAATCAGTTTCTTGCCCCTCTGATAGTTGTATTACGGTACAACGACAACGCCACCCATTCGGGGGGTAGTATTGTTTCCAGAATGGGTCGCTTATTGGGCGAATGATGTTATCTAATGCCGCGTGTGTTGGTCTTACTCTGCCATCTCCAATAGTTTGATATTGCAATAATGGCAATACATCGGCATCGGCTTCTATACGCTTCCAATCTGATGCCATACGTGCTGAAGCTTTCGCAGTTTGATACTCGGCTTGCAAATAGTCTTCATTGTATAGCTTAAACATCGGTTTAACTGCCTCTTTAAACTTATAGAAGTTTGATTGCAATTCGGGGTCGGCTAACATCGCAGTCATTGCCCTTGTTTGTTGGTATGTTTTAGCACCCGAAAATATGTAGATGTTATTGGTTAAATCGGCAGTTAATATTTCATCAACCACTGGCGCCAAATCAATGCCATCTCTTAAATATTTTGCAGTCTTTAAATAAATTCCTTCCGGCAACACTTGGTTATTAATCGCACCAATCCACACATCATTCGACATACGATTAAAATCGTTTTCGTCAAACGGTGTTGGTGGGTCAACCTCCTTGTCAATATTCAATATGTCGCAGTAGCCGCACATCTAACTATAAATGTTTCTTAATCGTTTTGCAATGTTGGTTGGTTCGGTTGGTTCTTCCTCCTCTACACCCATTTCATCCATTAAATCAATGCCGTATTTATGCTCTAAATATTCGTGTTCAAACTTAACGTACGGCATAAATGAAGCATCTATCTTTGCTTGCTCCATCAATGGCAGATTCTCACTGTCATCATACTTAAATGTGCAACCTGTTAAGTCAAAACCATTACGAACCATCATTGGCACTAACTGGTCTTCAATGATGAACTGCATCTTTAACGTGTCTTGCTTTGCAATCATAGCAGCAACACCCTCATGAACATTAGCACTACCTGAATAACTCTTTTCATCAGTTGTGCCTGTTTGCCCTAATATTATTTTGCTGATTTCTGAATTGCAACGCTCCACCATTTTATCAAACACTGCATAAGCATCGGTTCTGCTCGCTTGCATCAATTCAATGTTATCGTTTAAATCCAACACAGCCCACGAAGCTACACCCATATTTCGGAGCATATTCTCCATGTTTTTGCGTGTCAATTCATCGCGCACATCGGTTTTGCCAACTCTTATCGGACTGCCAAACACTTCAGCAAATTCAGCCCATGCGGCCATTGCGTTTTTCTTCCAAATAACGTATGGCGCAAGGTACATCATTAATCCTAAATCTTTCTTTTCTCCTACACCTATACACCAGTTGTTGTATGGTGACACATCGAAATGTTTGCCCTCTGTTACGGTTGCTGTGTTGGTGCGAACTAAACTAAATTCAGGCACTACATAAATGCGCGGAATCAATTCAACACTTGAATACTTATCGTTAATAATTGCGCCAAATTGAATGCAACTAAAGCCCCAAAATATAGAATCTAAAGATAAACTTTGAAAGTCATAAAACCACTTTTGGTTAAACAATGCAGTTTTAG